ATATGCTTATTGATAGGAGTATTTTCTAAATGATATATTGTATTATTATGTGCTATTAAAGAATGACCCTCTAATATATATTTTTTATCACTTTTTTTTAATAATTCATTAAACAAGTGATTTTTATCATGATGTCTATTAATCAATGCTTTGTACATTTTATTTTCTCTCATGTTGTAGTCATTATAATGGTGAAAATCTTCTAATAGAGAAGAATTTACCATACCAATTCCAAATTCATTTATTCCCTCTATCCAACCATTTTTTTTATCCATCATATAAACAACTTCTACACCATTTACTATTTCATGAATAATATCAATTTCAGGATTATAAGGTAAATCACGATTTTTCGCCAAAATATGTTGACCATTCATATTCATATAATAAATTACACACATGATATTGATATTTATAGTTATAGTTATAGTTATATATAATATATAAATTATATTTTCAAAAAAACGTTTATTCGTATATGAATCATGCAATATTAAAATATATTTTTCTGAATTTTTCCATATATTCATCCTTAAGTATGTGATTTTTTAAATAATACGCAGTTATTTTATCTTCTAGCATATGTACGATAAAATATAAACTGTAAACGCCACATTCGGTGTTTCCGTATTGATGTTCTACAGGATAATTTTGGTCAAATATGAAATTTATGCGTTTGGCACCTATCAAAGAATGACCCTGATCCATAACAGTTTTCACAAATTTTTCGATTTGTAATGGTATTTTCTCTCCAGCACTGTCGAAATAAAAAATGGTACCTTTCTTAATATTTATAAACAAAGAAACCCAATGTGAACCACCCTTATAATGAGGATCCAAATTAAATATAATACCTATCTTTGTTTTACCTGATTTCATCTGATTCATTAAATTAAAGTTACATAATTCATTCCATACACATTCACCATATAACATGTATGTATCATAATCGATAGGTGAGGGACCTATAAAATCAAAACATTTGTATGCTTTTTCATATTGTTTCATTACATTTAAAATATCCAAACTGGAAAGCCATTTATTAGGTTCATATTTCCATTCTTTTGGATATTCTGGTGCAAATGAGTCTTCCAATTCTTTTTTTAAAGATTTATCATGATTTGCAAAATTTTGTTTTAACCAACACGATTCTTTGTTGCATGTATTTTTCATGTAATAGTAAAGAGTGTTCCATATTTCTCTCGGATTATTTGTTTTTATAGTAACATCTGGATGTCGAGCATTCCATAAATCTCTTAAACGAATCAATGCACTATCGGATAGACAACTATTTTTAACACTTTTTTTTCCGATTTTTTCATTTTGTTTAGATATTGGACTACATTGTTCTTTTTTCATTTGTTCATGAATAAAATTATAATTGTTGTTGTTGTTGTTGTCACGCTCATTCGAGAGATAAGAATATTGTATTTTTCGTGTTTTTTTGTTTTTTCTCTTTTTTGAATTTTTTTTCTGATAGGTTTTTTTTATTTGGTATTTTTTCTTCGTGGTAATCATTTTTTAATGATGATTCTAATTCGGATGTTGTTTCTTTATATATATTGGTATTTTTATTTTCACTAATATTTTCTACAACTAATCCTTTTGTTTTCAATTCCGGATCATGTAAATTTAGTTTTTTTTTCTTAGGTATTATAGTAATAGGTTGATGTGTTGATACTCGTTTTACAAACGAATCAAGTAAATTCTTTTTTTCAATTATTTTACGCATCATCAAATTATTTATTTCATTGTTCTCATTGTTCTTTGTAAATTCACAATCACAATCACAATCACAATCTTTATTTTCAATATTGTTCGATACGTTTTCCATATTTAAATTTTTATAATCACTTTGAATAATATCACATTTGTCCATTGATTTTAAATAATCAATACTCGTTTTTATAAAAATATCAAATGTCTTTTTAATATCTGGAAAAAGTGTGTTATTTTTTTCACAATCTTCTATGTCATTCAATAATATTTTCACAATATTCAAAATTCTCTTTTTATAAAATTTCTTGTCTTTTTGTTTGTATATTTTTAATCCAGTATTTTTTGATTTATTTGTCTTAATCATATCATCATTACCAGGATTCATTAGTTTCTGATAATCAATATTTGTTAAAAATTTTAAAGTGACGTCGTTTAAATATTCATCACCAGAATTCATAAATAAATGTTTAAGGGTCTATAAATAATATATAAAGGTAATTATATTATTTATCATGATTTTACATATTTATTTGCATTGTCACTCGGAATCTCTTTTTCTCTCGATTATATTTTCCAATCTATCTATATATCTATCTAATACCTAGAGACATGGTGTATTCATAGATCGAATTTCTACACGAGTGCAATTATTGAATGTGTTGTTTCCTAAATTATCTTTGTTTGGATTAAAATTATCAAATTTTTCTTCATTAAACAAATAAGGAAACGAGTCTTTCACTAAAGTATTTTGTGATATATTTGAATTCAATACCATATTGTATTGATAAAGATCACTTTTGCTAGAAGGGACATATTCAGATTGAGGACATTTTTGCAAAGCGTAGATTTGATTTCTCAAATCACTTTCTACATTTACATTTTGCATATATCCAGAAAATGGTGCCATATTATTACCAGGATAAAATACCTTGTTTGTAGAGTAAGACGGAAATTCTTTCGCAGGAATATTAATAGGTGCTCTAGGGTCTACAATAGGAAGAAGCGAATATTTTGTTGATACAGGACGTACATTTATATAAGGTTGAAGTAAATAAGATGGAACATTTCTATTATATATTTTTTTATTCATATTAGATTGTATTTCAGAAGAACATTCATAATTATTATAATTCATTTTACTATTTTTATTTATGTATATATTTATGATTTATAGTATTACTATACATGAAGATAAAAAACATATTTATATAACAAATATAAAGATATAAACTGTTATACAAATAACACTACATTAACAAAAAATAAGTAACAAATAAACAATGTGTGGTATTTTTACATTACTAAACAATGATTCACAATACGGTAATCAATTTATTATTGATAATTTTAATAAAGGTAGAGGTCGTGGTCCAGAATTTTCTAAATTAGAACGTATTGGTTTAAAACAAATAATGGGATTTCATAGATTAGCAATTAATGGTTTGAATTCTAAATCCAATCAACCTATGATATTTGAAGATATTACTCTTATCTGCAATGGTGAGATATACAATTACAAAGAATTGTATGAATTATTGGGTGTTACTCCTACTACTGATTCGGATTGTGAGGTTATAATACATTTATATATGAAATACGGTATAGACCAAACATTACAAATGTTAGATGGTGTATTTGCATTTATAATATGTGATTATGATATTAATAATAATTATGCAAAAACTTATGTTGCACGTGATCCGTATGGTGTAAGACCATTATATTTTCTTTATTCCGACAAAAATAACACTAGTCTAGAGATAAAAATTGATAATCCAGATGTAAATTCTGAATATGCTAACGATGGTTCTTCGAACAATAATAATAATAATATATTTGGATTTGCATCAGAAATAAAAATGTTAAACGCTTTTAAAAGTGAAAATTATAATATTGAACATTTTGAGCCAGGAACATATTCTTTGTATATATTACCCCACGTTGTTTCATCAGAATGGATTTTTAGTAAAAAAGAGAGATATCATACTTACGGTTTTAATAGTATCATGTATAATATCGATGATGCTACAAACAAAAATGATATGAAGTCGATTTATAGAAATATTCAATATTATTTTACCAACGCTGTAAAAAAACGTTGTTATATTACCGAACGTCCAATTGCATGTTTATTATCTGGAGGTTTAGATAGCAGTTTAGTTACTGCTTTGGTAAATGAATTTCATAAAGATATTTCAATTGATCCTTTAGAAACATACAGTATTGGATTGGAGGATTCGGAAGATTTAAAACATGCTAAAATTGTTGCTGATTATTTGGGGACAAAACATACTGAAATAATTTTAAAAGAAGAAGATTTTATTAATGCTATCAATGAAGTTATATATACTATTGAAAGTTATGATACTACAACAGTAAGAGCAAGTATTGGCAATTATTTAATAGGTAAATACATATCAGAAAATAGTAATGCCAAGGTAATATTCAATGGAGATGGTTCTGATGAATTATGTGGTGGGTATTTATATATGCACAAATGCCCTGATGAAATTGAATTTGATAAAGAAAGTAGGCGTTTATTAAAAAATATTCACGCGTTTGATGTATTACGGTCAGATAAATGTATTTCTAGTCATGGTCTAGAACCCAGAACACCATTCCTAGATAGATCATGGGTTCAATATTATTTATCGATACATCCAAGTGTACGTTTTCATCCCAAAAACAAGCTATGTGAAAAACATTTATTGAGAACTGCTTTTTCAAAAGATTTTTTTAAAAATACAGAAGGTAAACCGATACTTCCAGATGAAATTATTTGGCGAACAAAAGAAGCATTTAGTGACGGTGTAAGTAAAACTACAAGATCATTGTACGAAATTATACAAGATTATATAATGAACAACATAGATTCTGAAAAGAAGATAGATATAAGCAATATTATATCAAAAACAGAAATTGAAAAAAAATACTACAAGTTTATATTTAATTCTTTTTATAAGGGAATTGATAATATTATACCTTATTATTGGATGCCTAGATATGTAAATGCTACAGATGCAAGTGCGCGTACGTTGGAGATATATTCAAAATTACAAGAGTTGCATGAATCGCAAAAAGATACTGTAGTGGAAAAAGAAACATAGAAGGACAGAAGATAAAACATAGAGAACAAAAGACAAAAGACAAAAGACAAAAAACAAAAAATAAAAATAACTGTAATATATAAGAGTTATTTTTATTTTTATTTATCATGAAAAACATATCATATTATAATTTAGATAAAATTCAAAATAGAAGTCTAGATATTATAATATTTATTACTTATGTTATATATATTTCATTAGCGTTAGGTATTTATATAATTTCACCACAATACATCAATATATTTCATACTTTTGTTAAATTATATATATGTGCTTTTTTAATTTATAGGTTTAATCCATGGAGAAAAATAAGCTGTCAATATTTAGATAAAAGAATTGCATTTATGGCTGGATTTTTGTTATTATCTACAACTATATTTGAAAATATATTACAGTATTATATATCAAAAATAAAAAATACTGTAAAAACTTTCAAAAAATAAAAAAGAGATGAAAGAAAATAACGAAAATAATGATCTTCAATAAATGTGGGTGTTATGAATATTGTGTGTATTGTGAGTATTGTGTTTTTTATTTGTTTTATTATGATAATATAACGAATATTTTTTGGTGTGATTATTTTTATTTTTAGTTTTACTTTTAATAGTAATATTGTCCATGTTAATAACAGATTCACCAGATTCACCAGATTCACCTAAATCATTACCGTGCCATTTTTTATCAAAAAAAGTTTGCAAATGTATCATTATTTTTTTACTCACAATTTTGTCTAACTCGTAATCTTTTTCATTCTTTTTAAAATATATAAAATTATATTTATTGATATAATTATTCATAAAATATATGAATTTATTTTCATTTGTTAATTTTTTACCATATTTAGATGCAATAAATCGCTGAAGCATCAATTGAAACGGTAATATATATATATATGGTTTAAGTTTTATGTAATATACATTTTCATCAACCATATTTGAAAAATATACATCATCTAAAAAACATATTTGTGAATTCTTTGGAATCATAGTGCAATTGAATAAATCGCCTACTTGCTTATCATTTGTAGATCTACACGCTTCTATTATTTTACCATTTATTTTAAATGCTCGAATAACTCGATCAAATAATTTATAATTTATTTTTTCATGAAAATAATTTGTAATTAAATTAATCCAATCTTTTGATCCATGATTATTTGTATATATCATTATATGTTTGCATTTTTTATTTTGATGTTTTCGTTTCAGGTAATTTAATATTGCTAATATATTAACACGTAAAACTTCCGGAAAAATTTCAATTAAAGTATTAAATAATTGTTGTTTTTGTTGTTGAGATATATCTTCATTTTCCCCTGTAATATTATCGAAATCATTATCTCGATTAATATTGTTAACATTTTTATAATAAACATTTAATGCATCCCAAAAAATACCTAATTGTGTAAAATAACCTAATGTTTCATCTACATCAAAAACTACTATTTTATCTTGTTTTGATGATGATAATGTCATATATTATAATAATATAATTACTATTACAAAATTTATAATATTTAATATATATAAATTGATATATATTAATTTATATATAATTACTACACTTATATAGATATTATTAGATAATCAGATTATCAAATACTCTACTTTTTTATTATAACTTTATCATTAAACAATATATTTAAAATGTCATATAACATAAGCAAAAAAGATTATATAAAAATATTAGAATATTACAATATTTCAATTCCGAAAAATAATAAAAATTTAAAAGAAAAAGCAGAGACAATTTTAGCGAATAAATTATGTGGATGTATAAAAAAAATAGGAGCTTCTATTGAAAATGAGCCTAAATCTATTGGAATATGCACTAAGACTATTTTTAACAAACGAAACATGAAAAGAGGTAAATTCACGTGTAAAAAAAATAATCGACCACGAGTCAAATTCACAAAAACAAAGAAAAATATATCATTCTACAAAAAATAAATCTATAACGGTAATATATTACAGAATTATATTTATATAAAAGAAATAATTTCATGAATTCTAATTATGATTTTATTATTGTAGGTAGTGGTATCGCTGGTTTATACAGCGCATATAAAATTTTACAAATATCACCAGAGTCATCTATTTTGGTTTTGGAGAGAAATAAAAAATCATGGTTAGGAGGGAGAACAAGCAATATTGATTTTTTTGGTGTCTCTGTAGTAACAGGCGCTGGTATTGGAAGACAGAAAAAAGATATTCTACTTATGCAATTATTAGATGATTTAAAATTGCAACATAACGAATATAGTGTAAAAAAAAAATATGCAACTGATGTTAATCACGTAGACGTGAATAAGATAATTTCGTATTTAAAAAAAATATACAGTAAAGATTCATTGTTGTATAAAGGAAAAACATTTCGCGACTTTGCGGTGAATATATTGGGTGAGAATACATATAATAATTTTGTTACTTCTACTGGTTATAGTGATTACGAAAATGCTGATATACACGATGTGTTGTACTATTATGGTATGGACGATAATTCAACGAAATTAGAAGCATTTTCAGTACCATGGAAAAAAATGGTGGATGAGTTAATCTATTTATTACTCGAATACAATGTCACTATAAAATCTTCTTCCAACGTTGTGAAAATAAACAAATTAGATGATTGCAAAGAGGCATGTGGATTTGCAGTTTCATGTGAAAATGGAAAAAAATATACATGTAAGAAAATTGTCGTTGCTACAACCATTTCTAGTATTCACAAATTATTCCCAATAGATAAGTTCCCAATATATAAACAAATTCATGGGCAACCATTTATACGTTTGTACGGCAAATTTTCAGGAAAATCCGCACTGTTAATGAAGAATAATGTATCAACATTTACTATTGTTTCAGGACCATTATATAAAATAATTCCAATAAACATTAAAAAAGGTGTTTATATGATTGTTTATAATGATAATGCCGGTTCTATTTATCTTAAAAATCATCTTAAAAATACTGAAACCAATCGCTCTTTATTTTCACGATTACTAGAGAAATCATTGGGACTACCTTTTGACTCACTACATTTAGATTCAATCATTGATTTTTATTGGCCGATTGGGACACATTATTATGAACCATTATCTTCTGAATATAAAAATAGGAACGATTTCATTGAAAAAGCGCAACACCCTATGAATGGAGTTGTCGTTGTGGGAGAAGTTGTAGCACTCAATCAAGGGTGGGTTGAAGGAGCATTAGATAGCGTAGAATTAGCTGTTACAAAAAAATGGGTAAACACCAAATGTTACAAATAGAACAATTTATTTTTTATATATTATCTTTATATATTATATAAAATGGATACAGATAAGAAAAACCCAATTAATAAAGAAGAAAAAAAACAACAGATTAAAGAAACATATTTTACAAAAAAAGAAGTGATATTTATACAGATGGTGAATATAATAATGTATACCATAATCAATTATTTTTTTTATTTAAATATTAAATTACCTAGTAATAAATTTTTTTATATATCCGTTACATTAACATACATTATACCAACATTAATCGTAATATATACAATAATATTTGAGAATTATTATGAACCACCAAAAACACAAGAAGAAGCAGAAAATGAATTAAAAAAAGAAAATTTAAAAGAAAAAACATCTAATGTGGGTACAATTGTATTTGGATTAGCGCTCTTTTTGATTGCATTAAAAAGAAAACATATTGGTAGTGTTGTTCCATACTTAATTTGTGCTGTAGTATTTGGATTATCAATACCCGAAATTTTAGATTATACTATAATAGATCATGATAATTTAAAAAGAGTAATTAATATAAATGATTTACAAACTGGATCTGTAATATTATCTGGTGGATTTTTGTTTATGGGATTTTATTTAACAATATATTATTTTACAAAACACAGTGAAATAAAATTTTATTCTCTACATAGTTATAATAAAAAATAAATTGTAGCAAAATAAATCGTAGAAATACAAAACATATGGTAAAAAAAGAGAATATTCTGACAGAAAATCCATTACATTATCCTATCGCTTTTTTAGATTATTTATATGTAATCACAATTTATACGATATCCGCGATTTTTTTTAGTGTTATCATTGATGGATACATAGTACCAGAATTTAATTTACAATTAGCAATAAAAAGAAGTAATATTGTTTTAGCATTTCAAATTTTATTTCAACTAGCAGTGCAAGGTTTCATTGCAATATTTTTATACGCTTTATTACAAAAAATAGAATCTCCATTCAATGGATTGTATGGTTACACATACAAAACGCCACTAGGATTAACCGTTAGAAGTCCTGCAATTATTTCTGTTATTTTATTCTATTTAGCTACTTCTTTACATTGTAAATTAAAAATATTATTTAACAGATTTTCAAATAAACCTGAGACTAACGGATTACCCAATACTAGTAAATCAAATGAAACAACGGATACAACAGAAACAACAAAAAAAACAGAAAAACCTGATTCTAATAATTCAACTACAACAATGTAATAAAAATAAAAAAATATTCGTATAATTTATAAGAATATGCAAAAATATTCCAACGTAGAAATTAAACATAAACATGGTAAAAAAACGGTTCGCAAAGTTTTTATTCATAAAAATAAAGGTCACAAAAGTGTATGTGTATATAAAAACGGGAGATGTACATTTAAAAATAAACAATCTTTGACACGAGATGAAATGAAAAAAATTCACGCAAAGAAATTTATTCCTCGTTTATTTTCAAGTTGTTATAAAAAACAAAATTGTAAAACAAGAAAATCAGGTAGATAAATGATCCAACGCACTCAGCAATATTAATTCCTGTGTGGTTAATTTTTGAAATAACAAACATTCATCCATTTTAATTTGAAAATGTCTAGATGAAAACCCAATATTTTTACATACGATAAAAATACCGTCATCTTTGCATTTTATTTCACAAAACAATGCACCTTTATTCAATTCTAAATTATCTGGATTTGGATCGGTCAATAGTATCCATTTTAAATAAGTACCACATTTTAATTCATCTACTTCGTCTACATAACGGTAACCATGTAATTTTTTTGTTATTGAAATCAATTTTTCTCTCGAAAGAGATAATTCCATCAAAATTTTCATATTCATTTCTTTAATTTTTTTTGTCGTTAAATTTAATATTTTTTCATTATTTTCATTATCCAATGCATCGATTAATTTATTCACGTCCATAATTTACCGTGTTTGATATTTTTAATAATGAAATAATGATGATAGTGATACTATTATATACTATATAATAGTCATATAGTATATAATGGAAATTGTTTAATATTTTTATCAAATTATCTAAAATGATGATCCACTGAAAAAACCACCTAATAATTCACTGGCAGGAACTACTCCACCACCTGGAGATGAAGCTCCTATCATAGGTGTTTGATCAACCTGATACATTGCATTATAATCGGGTAATTGTTGTACATTTCCAGACGACCCAGAACCAGATGATGCCATATTATTTTGTTGTGAATATGTTGATGTAGGTAATTGATTTATAGCAGTTCCATCATTATACATATTACTGTTTTGCAACGACATCATTTGTGCATTGTTGTTCATCGTATTCATTCCTCCCATATTAGCTATTCCATTGTTTGAAATAGGTTGACTAACACGAATGTTTTTATTATTTAATTGTTGATTATTTTGTTGTGATTTATTATTAGACGTAGATGTATTTGGCATTTTACCATTCCATAATTCCTTAACACGATCTGATAATATACTTACTTTCTCTCCAATACGTGTTTGTAAACTCAAAATAATCATTAAAACGGGTAATACAAAGAATATTATTTGTATTTCTGGATAAGCTATTTTACTAAATGTAGGAATATAAGTAATTAATCTATTAATAAAAAGTAATCCAACAAACATAACAATGACTTGAATAATTACTTCTACTAAAATTTCAACACTTCCTTTATTTTCATCTACTTCTGGAACAAATCGTTGAATCAATTTATTTAGAATAACAACTGGAATAATTGCTAATATTGAATATTGTACAAGATTTAAGATTTCACCTTTTGAATCTCCATCAAAATTAAAAACATATTTAAAAAATCCATTTGATGAATTTGATTTTTCTTCCAAACTTTCCATATGATTTATAAAAAGAAATTAAATTATATAAAATGTTATTTATTGTTATTTATTGCAATTTATTGTTAATTTTTACAGAATTAAAAATATAATCGCGAAATTTAGCAAAATATCATACCATCTATATTATACCGTTATAATGCGTATAGTATTAATAAACAATATGTTAGAACATTTTAATGAGTAGTTCGAGATCTATTGCAGCTGCACGACAAAGGCGTGGTGTTGAATCAGCACCACCAATTAAAAATAACAATTATGCGACAACCCCGGGAAATAAAGATAATTTCAATAACAATCAACATCAACATCAACATCAACAATCAAGACCAAATTATAGAACAACCAAGAGTAACATATATCAAGACAATAACTCCGCATCCAACGTAAACAACAATGCAAATCAGGTAAGTAAGTTATCAGTTTCAGATGCATTTGCATTAGTAACCCTTCGCTTAGGTAGGGTTGAATTAATTATTAATAAACTTCAAACTGATGGAATTATAGACGCGAACAATAATGTTATTGGTGAAAAGTTGAACACAAATTCTAGTTTTGATGATACAATTTTACAAAATATTATTACTAGATTAGATGGTTTAGATAAGAAAACAGTTTCAAATGATTTAAATCAAAAATTACAATCACAATATAATTCTTTATCAGAGGATGTAAAACAAACAAAAGAGGTCGTAATGAAATTACAATCTTTTATAATGGATATTAGTCAAAAAATGAATAATTTTATTTCAACACAAGAAAATATCAACGAAGATTTCTTTGATTTACGTGATGAATTCCATAATAATTTATTAAATGATAACATGAATACAGTTTTAGAAAATCAGGCATCTGAGAATTTAGAAAACGAACAAATTCAACAAAACGAACAAAATCAACCAATTGGTGTAAATAATGAAATTGTTAACCATGAAAATGGTAACGAAATGTTACATGAAAATACACTAGGTGAAAATGTGTCAGATGATCAAACTATCAATACTGAAACATTAAATGATAAAAATTTAGATTATCTAATTACCAACAATCTAAATAATTTTACAGAAGAAACAAATGATAAAAATGATACAACATCATCATCATCATCATCACTATCAAGAAACAAACAAAAAAACAATAAGAGTAAATCTGTAAATTTGAATGTTTAATTTTTTGCAAATAATAATTGCAGTTAAATAATTATAAATATTTTATAATTATTTATAAATAATATGAGTGTTTTTAATAATTTATATTTCACAGAAGAACAAATAAATAGAGCAAATAGTGTGAATAGTGAAAATAACGAAAATAATGAATATGGTGAAGAAGAGTTCATAAAAAAAAATAATACTTTATTCTTAAAAAATTATGATTTATTTAAAAAAAATAAACATTTATATAATCATGATGAAATTATCAATAATATTTGTTACATAGAAGAAAATAATTTAATATTACAATATGCTTTTTTTAAAAAATTCGGGAATAAAAATAATTATGAAATAATAACAAACCATATTATAAATAATATTAATATTATTTTACAAAAATATGATTTAATAAATGTTCATTTTTCACTGTTTAAAATGGATTTATTGGATTTAGAAAAACATTATGATTTTTTGTTATGTATATGTAAATTAATGCAATATACATATCCAGATAAATTAAACAAATTCAACATATATCAACCTCCATTCATCTATTCAAAAATTTATTCTATTATATCTACTTTTATAGAGAAAACGACACGATCAAGAATTAAATTAGTTGAATGATTAGAATGATTATAATAATAAAAAATGCGATTACTTGTTAAATTTCTTTTCCATAATTGTTATAACATAAAATGTTAAATTGGATTATATCGATATTTATTTTTTGCTTAGTATTATTTATCTATTTACATATTCATTTTCATTTTAAAACTAGCAATGATTTAGAAATATATGAAATAGATAATGTTTCAAAAGAAAAGTTTGAAGAATTGTGTGATATTAGACAACCTATTATATTTCCTTTCGAAAACGAAAAAATAATTAATTATACATGTTATGATTATATTCACAGACAATATAATTCATTTGATATACAAATTCGAGAGAACGCATTCAAAAAAATACCTGAAAACAACAACAAAAACAACAACAAACCAATTGAAATTGATTCCGATTCGGATGTTTATGTCCCTCTATCATTAAGTTTAGCAAATAAGCTATTTATGGAAGATGATACTGAGACCTATTATTCTGGAAACAATACTGATTTTTTAAAAGAGACCGGAGTAATCAAAAATTTTCAATATAACGACGAGTTTTTACGTCCTTATATGTTGTGTGATACTCGATATGATATTATGACCGGTTCTAAAAACACTGTAACTCCCTTTAAATATGAACTAAATTATAGGAATTTTTTTCTAGTTACGCAAGGAAGTATAGAAGTTAAAATGACCCCTCCAAAAAGCAGTAAATATTTATATCCTGTAAAAGATTACGAATTATTTGAATTTAAATCACCAGTGAACCCATGGAATGTTTCTCCTGAATATAAAGCGGATTTTGATAAGATCAAATGCCTAGAATTTACTGTAACACAAGGAAAAGCATTGTATATACCAGCATATTGGTGGTACAGTTTTAAATTTAATAAAAATTCCAGTATTTCATGTTTTAAATATAAAACATATATGAATTGCATGGCTATTACACCTGATCTAACTTTGTATGGATTACAATTACAAAATATTAAACGCAATACTATAAAAATAACAAAAAAATACGATATAAATCATAAAATAGATAATGTTACTGAAAAAAAGGCACTACATGTGAATCTGCCAGAAAATGTAACAGAAATTGCAAAAAAAATTGATCAAAATATTTTGGATCTTTCTACAATACCAAATATTGAAACAAATCAAATACGCGCGACAACAAATATACCAATTATTCCTGAATCATCTCTAGCATTTTCTAGTACAAGTAAAACTACAACTACAACTACAACTACAAATATAAGTGATTTATCAACCACCAATCTCCATCCATAAACTATAAATAACAAATTATATAAATACAAAAATCATTTATTTATATAATTAAACGCGAACGAATAAACAAACCATGTCAAAAATATATCAAATTCATATTAAATCCAGAAATTATGATGATTGGTATTACACTGATCTATTACAAAATAAAATAGAATTTGACTGTAACCCATTTGATTACAAATTATTCAATAACGATATTATTATAGAATCGGATGAATCGAATAAATCACCTAAATCGCCTAAATCAACAACCGACACTGAAATTACTAACAACCAAACTTATAAACACAAAATAAAAATTATTGATTCTGTAGTATCCAAAAATAAAAACATTCCTGGTATTCTTATATTAAACAACAGTAAAACATACGGTCGTTTGGAGAGAAAAGATACAATTGATTTGTCTGGTTCTGCATGTAAAAATATAAATATAAGAGGGAAATTGCTATATAAATGCATTCCTGATGATAAAACATTACCACCGTTTTTAATACCATACGAAATGAAAAATTCCAATTTTTCAAAATTATATTCTAATTTATACGTTACATTTTCATTTTCAAAATGGCATGAAAAAGATAAACACCCGTTTGGTGTATTGACAAATATACTAGGTGAAGTCAATAATTCCAATATCGAGGTATATTACAATTACCAATTATTATGTAAAAATTTGAATTCGTCTATCGAGCAATTTAATAAATTGTTGTTTAAAAATATAAAGGCAAAATTTGATTCTAGCACCATTGATCTTAGTAAAATTACGAATGACTTTGTTTCATCGCAACATCCTGAATTTGAAAACAGGACCGATCAGACAATATGGAATATATTTACCATTGATTCTATAAATACCACGGATTATGATGATGCTTTTAGTATTAAAAAAATATCTGATAGTCAAACTAGTGAAACATACATGCTAAGTATATACATATCCAACGTAGCTCTTTGGATGGAATTATTCAGTCTTTGGGATGCATTTTCAACGCGTGTTTCAAGCATTTATTTACCAGACAAAAAAATATCCATGTTACCAATCGTCATGTCAAACAATTTGTGTAGCTTAATTGAAAATCAGCATCGATACGCATTTACTATGGATATAACAATAAGTATCAACAAATACGATTCTACCAATGAAAAAGACGCAATCATAGAGAATATAGAATTCAAAAATACGATTATCAATGTATCCAACAACTATTCCTATCAGCAAGAAGGATTGTTTTTAAATAACAATTATAACACGTTGTTCCATATCACAAAATTATTATCCGAAAAATATGTTTGTCATTATGATATAACAGATAGCAAAAACATGGTAGCGTATTTAATGATTTTAATGAATTATTATTGTGCAAAAAATTTGAAAAAGAACAAAACAGGTATCCTGCTTAAAAATAATATTACAAACATGACAGATACTTTATTCAGCAATTCAAATACACGCGATGACAAAAAATCAGGCAATGACATTAAATCCTGGTATTTGTCAAAAAGTGAATATTTTAGTGTTATAAATACGATTGACATTGCACCCGGAAATATGACCAATCATGAATCTTTGCAGTTGGATGCCTATACACATATAACAAGTCCCATTCGTAGAGTAGTCGATTTAATAAATTTAATTGAAATACAACAAATACATAATTTATTTGAATTTTCAAAAGAGGCGAGACAATTTTACAATAAATGGACAGCGGAAGAATGTATTTCAATGATAAACATAAATATGAAATCCACACGTAAATTACAAAATGAATGTGTATTGTTGGATATGTTGAATAATATACCTGAAACAATAGAAAAAACGTTTAGTGGTATTATTGTTGATATGAAAAATAGTACCACAAATAGTACCACAAATAGTACGAGTGATATTAATATGAATAATAAACAAATATATATAGTATATATTCCAGAACTAAAAATAACATGTAAAATAACAAAACAAACAAGTAAAAACTACGAGATATACGATGAAATAAAATGTAAATTATACATGTTTCCAGATGAGTATAATATTAAACAAAAAATACGATTAGAAGAAGTATGTGATGCGTAGTACCTAACATTCCCCATCCACACAGTCCAGGTTAATTTTTGTCAATCGTTACTTCTTTTGCTATTTTTCGAATAATTTTTTCTTTGTTTTTCTCTCCACAACCTATTCCACCACCCATGGTTTCCATGATAATTTGATTGTATTCATCTGATTTTTTGGATTCAGAGTTCATACATTGTGGATATTTTTTCTGAAATTCTGGTAATAATTGCAAATTTTTACTTACAACACTACTAATAACTTCTTTAATTTTGTGTTTATCTTCTTGTTCTTTTTCCCATTTATCATCATCTTTCACATACATGATTTCTCTCTTTGTATCGCTACAATGCACTGGTCGTTTCTCGACATCCAATTCTCTCAAATTTTTAATGATAATATTTGATATCCCTTCTACATAACCTAATTTGCCGATGTTTTCTAAATCGGATAATTGCAATTTAATATTATCAATAAACTCGGAAATATTCATTGCATCTTTGCATGTTTCATTGAGAAAAAACTGCAAATTGAATGTTTTATTATGACTGTTTGTATGCTGAATATTGTTTTGATTGATCGTATTTATATTTGTCGATTGGACCGATTTACAAACTTCAAACATTTGTTTTTGCAATTCTTGATTGCTTTTTATTACTTCAAATAACATACTAGTTACATTATCATTGTTTGTTAGATCTAGTTGTACGGTACTATTGCATTTTTGTTGATGCTTCCACAAACCAGATTGAGTGTTATATTCTTTCCCACAATTACAAATATGTTTCTTTTCGTTACAATTTGAGGAGGTTAGGTTTTTTTGGGCTTTTAATTCCAAATTAATTCCAAAACCCATTTTTTGATGTTTTGGTCTCAACACATGTCTATCCCAATCTCGTTGGTATTTGCATTTATAATCACAGGTTTCACAGTAAAATATCTTGTTGTTCTTCATTTTGGTTTTTTTAATTCCAAATAATTCCAATAATTCCTAAATTGGAATTAGAAAAAATGTCCCGATTTCAAACGAATTGATTTTTAAAAAATTATGGTAACAAATTGAAAATTATTTTTTTTGTGTTGTGATGGTAAATTTAATTTATGGTCACGAAACAAACTTTTTTTCAAAAGTTTTTTTGTAAATTCAATTTTGGACATTTATTTTTGTCCATTTTTCAAATTACAAAAAAACTTTTGGCAATTTTATTTCACTTTTTTGTAAAACTAGAAGTTGCGACTTTTATATTAGCATTTTATTAGCATTTTATTAGCATTTTATTAGCATTTATTAGCATTTTATAAAATGATAACATATGTATATTAAATAAAACAAAAATTCAGACCATTAATCGTGCTATATATATAAATTATATTTTCTGGCGATTTTTGGATGTACAATATTAGCCATAAATGCTAATATAAATGTCGCCAGTAGGTTTCAGTTTATAAAATCGAAAAATTACCTGTAACAAATTGAAAATTATTTTTCGGTATCCACACCATAAAAATAAATTATGGTCACGAAACAAACTTTTGGCAATTTTATTTCACTTTTTTGTAAAACATCTCATGAAGTTGTATATTGATACTAATAACATGTAAAAAATGTGTATTTGTTATCTTGTATGGTAACAAAAAAAAATTGATTTAATTAAAACTAATCAAAGATGAATAAACAATAACCAAAATAATTAAACGTACCTAATAACATACAGAATGGCATCATTTGAATCAACCAGTAAAAATACTCATACTATTACTACTACATCAAAAATAAATCAATTGTCAAAAGGACAAGATTATATCTATGTGGATGATCTTATAGATCCAACAGGTGAAAAATGTAAAATAGCAGTTGTTTTTGATGGACACGGAGATAGTAAGGTTATTAATTTTATTCGTTCAATTTCGAATGAAAATATGAACAATATTTTAAAGCTACCCAACCCAATTGAAAAATTAGCAAATTATATAAACAATCATTATTTGATTCAAAATACATATGTATCAACCGGATCCACCATGTGTATGGTGAAACTATATTCCAACCGTATTGAATGTATAAATTGCGGTGATTCACAAGTAGCTGTATATAAAAATGGTTCAATAGAGTATATGAGTCGCGAACATAATTATGAAAATGAAAAAGAACGAGAGAGATTAAAATCTGTAGCTAACTTTGTTCCATCATCTAATATAAAAATGATAGATTATA